AACTGTTAATGGTTGACCCGAAGGTTGACCATTGCAGAATTGAAGAAGATTACCTTCCCAAATCATCACAGGACTCACGACAGAGGATAATAAACCTCTCAAATATTCCAAATCGGAACTAGATGCGCCGTTTTCACGGTACAACTGCACTATACAAGCTGCAGCTTTTTCCAATAAGGATTTAGGTAATTGAGTATCATATCCACTGAAATCTCCACAAACAAATTTGGTGTAAGCACCACCATTTGTCAAGTGATCATGAAGTTCCTCCCACTCAGCAGATTGAGCAGCCAAACCAACAAAGCATCCAGAAATCTTACTATTTCTCAAGACATGCTTAATCGGAATGATCCCTCGTGTAGCTGCAATGAAATAGGACATATCATTGCCATAAACAGATCGCGTCTTTTCATACGCTTTCTCCAATGGAAGAACTTCATTCGTTTTAGAAGCTCTGACGAAAGGATCAAAAGTTCCTTCACCAGCTCTCCATTTGGCTTCAAGAGCCAAGATATCCTCCTCAACATAATCAGCCAATATACGTGGAACAATAGGCATTCCCAAAGAATCAATCATCATATGTTTCTTCTTGGTACCGCCATAACACACTCCCGAAGAAGTGTTATTATTCATACCACGTACAATACCTGTTCCATCACCATCTAATGCTTCTTGAAGAGATCGAACACTGAAAAATCCAGGGTCCGCCTTTTCCAAAGACGCAGCATAAGATGATACAGAAACACCAGAAGCATTAGTTGCATACATCCAATCATCCATAGCACGATCCATCAAAGCGATGGGTGCTTGCATTTTCGGGGTATTAAACTTAGCTAGAGTAGTATTAATCTGCTTAGAACCGTTCACGAACTTGGGAGGACGAGACGAGAGAGGACCAAACTCGGCTTCAACTTGCTTATTGCCATTACGGAAATAGTAGTCTTCAGCTCGAGGTTTATAAATAGATCCCCCAACATCAAGTACAGTACCAAGTGATACAATGGGAGTAGTATCGACCTCAAGGGTCTCTTGAACGTATTGAGTAGGTTGGTCAACAATACTAAGATCACGAAGATTGCGCTTCAACACAGGTTGAGGAGGTGTTGATGCAACAAATATTGATGCTTCGTTTTTCAAAATAGCATTCGCCTTGTGAATAGTCGAACGATCGACGGCAAGACAATAAAATTTATTAGATCCTGTACCAGCAATGTGAATACCGATAATAGCATTATTGTAAATCAGAGGCTGTCCACAATCTCCATCAGAAGAGGAGTGGCTCTGAGTTTCACATTCATAAACCAATTGAGTCTCAAATCCTGCATTGGTCTGATAACGAATAGGTTTAGGTAAAAGACGAGCTCTCACCTGGATTAATTCGAAAGATCCAGTATCACAATTTTTGTGAACATATACACATCCAGCCTGAGTAGGGATAGTATCAACTTCAGCAAAATACTTCGTGAAATCTTTACCTGGAGGTGCATTTGGTAAATGAACAAGGGATGCGTCAAGCACTTTCTTGGTCAAAATCCCGTGTTTAGTCAAATCAGAGACGTGAGTACGGGGAACATCAATATTTTGGTATGATGCGCCCTGAACTCCAGATATCTGTAATTCAACTGACATAAGATCAGTAGACGGTAAGGCGTGACGAGGAATTAGCCTCTCAGATCCCATCGGTAAAGTCTTTACTTTAGTCATAACTCCATCCTTAGATGTAATTGTAACCTGAGCAATTCCTTTACCAATTTCCTGAAGGGCTTGTGACGGTGTCATAGTACGAGCTTCGTGTGCTGGACGAGGCTTAGTAATATAATGCCCAATAGCATCAGAATTAGACTTCTCCTTCGGTTTAGTGAAAGAGACTTCCAAAACTTCATCGGATTCCTCAATAGTAACACTCTTATCCTCACTTTTTGCAAATACTTTCGCAGCAAAGATTGAAGTGCTGAATATACTACCGAGAATGAGCATACTTCCCATGACAGTCATGGCGTACATAGTGCATCTCGTACGATAATATTCGGAGATGGCATTTCTGTTACGAATGTTCCTTTCCACCATTTCCTCTTTAGCAGAGCAAATATGGCGATATTCAAACCACACAAATAATCCTAATACAACAAGTATACCTCCTGGGAGGAAACCTGCAATAATACAAAGGATCAAAAACGTGTAACGATAAGGATACAATATGGAGAAACGATGTTTGGCATAAGCTAACATGTTACAATAGAACATGAATAGAGATACTTTAGCAGCAAATGAGCTGGTGAAATCTATTACTTTGCTATCCATACTGAGGAAACATTCAGTCGGAGATGGACAACTTCGCTCGAAAAAGAGAGTTCGAAGCCGCGATGTCGCGAGCTTCCTGGCTTCAGCATGCAAGCCACACACACACATATCCAAAGGTAACGAACAATGATCGCAATCACCGTCAGTCGACTTGGATTTAGCATGTCGGGCAACATTCTTAGACCACTCTGCGTCGAGTAGCACTTGAAGTTTTAGAATGGCATCTCGCCAAGAGTTATTCCCTGGATGTCGATCATAGGGAATTTCTTGGTAACAGATGGACTCCCGACCGTCGGGTGCTGTGACGATCGAGATGGGCTTCTTGATATTAACCTCATAAACGTTAGTGTTGAAAATTTCGTCACATACATCTGGATGGTTTAGATCAAGTCTGTCGGTTCCAGCAAGTCTGTAT